CCTACACTCCAGCTACGAGTTTATACGTAACGGAAAGGTTTGAGGCTTAGGAGCCCCAAGGTCCTAGGTCCTTATACCCGCGGGGTACAAAGACTGTTCTCTTCTTCCAAACAACGCGGTCCCTGACTGTGTAACCGTGAGAGCCGAAACTGGGAAGCTCAGAAAAGCTTAGAGCAAAATCCCGAAGGGGATCTGCCCTAGGCAACTGAACACCCAAGTTCGACCACTCACGGCGTAACAGATGTGACGCGACGGCGGCATCATAGTGATAGAACCGATACCTTTGAGGTACTGGGACTACTACGTTAATGTGGACGCCATCCCACCCGTTCTTCCGAACAGCGGACCACGACGATTCAACGTCGTGCACTACTGTGGAGATTGAGGTGGGTCCTCGTTGTTGGAATCGCTTCGGTAACTGATAGACCAGTTCCTTCCAAACTTTCTTGAGACTCGAAGCACGAAGCTCCGGGGAACCCAAGCGAGAAGAAAGGACAGTAATCTGGTTAACCAGAGTAAGAGTACCTTGATCATCGAGTAATTCCTTCCAATAAATCGGAGTGACAGTGACGCCATTGAAGGCATCCTGACCACACGACTCACGGAAGTATCCACTCGAGAACGACTTCTCAGAATTAACTTTGAAGCCGCAATATTCAAGGACCCTAACGATTGCGTCGTAGGACTCTGTTGGCACAATGAGGTCGTCGCCATATATGGCAACATCCTCATTGACCGAACTACAGAGGGCCCAAAACAGGAGACTTTCTAATTCGAAAGTATACCCGTTACCCATACTTGACCACTTCTCATAGCCATGCCATTCGCCATCGAGGCGATACGCTGGACTACGAAGAGCGGCTAGTACGGTGAGCCACGGTTCAGGCAACAATGCCCGAACTACCTCCCGCGACACAGTGTCGGAAGCGGATGCTAAGTCAATAGTCGCATACTTACCAGTATACGATGAATAGATTGCTAAAGCTTGATTAAGCCCTTGGTAGTCCAAGTTCACTCCGAAGTGTTTGAGGCGGTTACGAATGTAACGCCCCATTCCCTTTTGGAAGAACACGTTCCACCTAGGCTCAACAGCGATAGGTCTATCTGTCTTAGCACTCTTAGGAACAAATGTGACCGTGTTACCCCGAGCATACTCTAATTCGAGCATGCCAGTTTCGACGTTCCCCACAAAAAAGTCTTCCTAGAGCTAAAAGCTCACAGAAAGCGTTCAAGTAGGGGTAAGCGCCGAGGGTGACACATCCTGGTGTTGATAGTTTATTGTATGCGGACGTCAATCCGCGTTCAGTAGAACCGTCTGCTCCAGGTCCGAAATCACAGAGCTCTGTCCATGCAAACAATTTCTCACCAAGAACCTTACCAATTTTTCTTCTAGCAGAATGAAATATCTGCTTGAAGTCAGGGTGGAGTTTTAGCTCCGACTGATGGAGGGCTCTAAATTTGAGATTCGTTTGACGACAAAGCTCCTCGGACTCTATAAACTTCTCCTTCGCCACCTGACGAGTGTCGAAACTGGTCGGCAGCCATTTGGCTTTCGATAACAGTTTCGTCGCCTGATGAGCTCGGAAGAACTCTTCAGGATCGTTAAAATGGCCAGGATCAGTTCGTAGATTAGCGATTTCGTCCCACATCTTGTACCTCATCAGTATTACTACCGATAAGGCACGGGGACAATCGAGAGCGCATAGTATAGCATTCGCTACGCTTATGTGACGATCGAGCTCGTGCTCTTTCATAGACTCTCCAATTGGATGTGAGTTGGCTTGCTAAAGGCCGACCGTGCGGAGAAGGATATCCCAACGATACCGTCTTTTCCGATCAGGCTTCTCAACAAAGTATTCAATTACCTTGCTAAGAAACTGATCTTCCAAAAACGGTTCCCTGACAACATTCGGCTGAAAAACCGAATGGGCCAGATAACGGATAAAGTTCTTTTCTGCTTGCACTACGAGGTGAGTGCTTTCGCACTCAGCCTCCATGCTGGCATTCCAGAGCTTCACCGCGTGGGTATCCTCAAAACGCCAACCAAGGTGTTTCACAACACCCTGAAATAGTTGGCGAAGACCTTCCAGAGTCGCGTCGATAGTTATGGACCAGTCACACTGGATACATGCGATTCGCATGATCCAGCCGTAACGATGATCCATGGCTTCATCGATAACGAAATCGAAGGTTTTGCACTTCCCACAATTGGGACAATTCGTGTTGTTTCGAACAAACATGATAGTTCCTTTTGCGGGAAAGCCCGCACAAATTCTGTCTAATTCGATTAGACAGGATGGACGAAGCTTTCCACAGCAGACGTCACCAACGCATCGCCAAGAAGGTCGATAAGCATCGCCTTCAAGTCTTTGCGATTTTGGAGAGACGCCCTGCCAGGGAAGACCAGTTCAAAGCTTCCAATACATTCGAAAGCTTTGGTGGCATACGTCGCACCGCTCAATGTTTCCATTGAGGGCAGCACGAGTTTGCCAGTCAGCCGGTTCGTGCCATTCGCATTCTCACGAAGAGAAAGCGAAGCCACGCCGGCTCCCTGGGGAACTCCCGAATTGGTGGTATAATCCTTCCAGATCGAGAGATCTGGGGTGTTAGACACCAATGGGTAGCTCCGATTAACCGGAGTGCCCGCGGCATCCGTCAGAGTTAGAGTCGTCATGAAGATTCCTTCAAGATTAGTAGTGGGAAAATTCCCATTCCTATGCAACGAAAGGTCACATAGGGCCCCCTAGTTCAACTAGGGTTAGTAACTACACTTCTCTTACGAGAAAGCCTGCCGCAGCAACGCAGTTGCATTGGCCAAGTGTAGTAGAGATGTAGGATCTTTAAAGGCAGGAAAGCGCGCCTGGGGGAAACCCCCTAAAGGCGTCCTCTGAAACGACGATGCGTTCAGGGTACAACTCCCATCAGCATGAAAGCTGGTGGAAGCGGAACCCGTTACCACATCAGTCGCTTTAGACTGCCACTGAGCCTCTACCTTAGCCATGATTGTGTACCAACCTCTTTTAAATATGAGGCCGGCATCATAATCCCAGCTTTGTAGGTAGTCCCCGACCGGCAAAAACCAATCCACCACGAATGAGTATGGGAGTTCCTCCCATGCCAAACTCGCAGGGTTAGTTATGCCAGTCCTTCCCAGAGTGGCGACAACTTCGCTCGCCATCTCTAGTTCTAAGGTCGCATGACACGAACACTTAACTTTCCACTTCCCAGTAATGACAGGGCGCCAGTCTCCACTGCCTTCGTTTAAAGAAGGCAGGGGTCCACCACCAGATTCGGTGGCAGAAGCTGTAACCTTGTACACTGTTGGGTTGTTGTTAGCTAAGCGGGCGAGCTCTTCGCACGCCCCATAGACGTCACTAAGCATCGGTCTCCAGCCATATTGTAGCTGGAGCCAATCATTCGCGACAGAACCCGTACTCGCGAGGCCAAGATTGGCCCCACGTCCACGGCGGGATCCTTCCCCAGACAGATTTCTCACTGCCTGCCGAAGATTGCCATGTTTGACGGCCGTAATCGCAGATGCGAGTCTACGGGCGACATTCGTGACAGTTCCGGCAGTTTGTTTGAACTCTGCTGCAAACTGCGCTACATTCACCTTCTGGTCCTTGGCGTTCTTGATCAACTTAGCAACGCAACGTTGCCAAGAAAGATCAGACTCCACATGGCCCCAGCCGGAGGTGTACGCAATTGGGTCGGATATACCCATCAGGTAACTCATAGGGTAGGTACCGTCACCAGTGCTGTTATTATGATATGCAATATCATGAAACGACACCGGGGACTCCTCCACATGAGCTTCCCATTTGGTATAAGGATTTTCTTGCTTTGAAGTTGGCCAACCCGGAGTATTAGGTCCGATACTATCTCCTGAATAGGAGGTATAAGGAGCGTCAAACGAATAGCTGTACACAGTACTGCCATTCGAATTGTCGGTCCATTTACCGGACACATGTTCCGATTTGGTTGAACTTCTCGGCCATCCCTTACGGCTCATAGATCCTCCTCTTTAAGCGTTGAGTTCTCTTCACAGAGAACGCGCTTGAGTGAGAGTACGAGACATGCCTCACGGCAAACTCGCAGAAGAGCCACGGCTTTTCGAACCGAGGTCTCACCCGAGGGCTCCCTTTATTGTCCATCCTTCTCACCATCTGGAGGTTCAGCCTTCCCGGTAACGGCTGCTGGAAATTCTTCCGGCAGCAAGTCACGGGTCGACTGATGCTGGTCAAGTTTTCTCTTGACCAACTTATACAGTATCCTATAAATGAATAGTTTAAGTTCATTAAAGGGATATCGCATAATTTCCTCCAAGTGATGATTAGGAGAGGCAAAGGGGAGC